GAAAACAAACGCTGTTAAACTTACTACGGTAGAAAAAAATAAGGCTCTTATGGCCAAGTATAAGAGAGAAAAAAATAATAAGACTAAAACCAAGAGTTCTAAAACTAATCGTACTACACTTAAGAAGAAAAAAAGAATGGTTGATAAGTGGGGTAATCCTACAAAACACAATAAAGCAACTAATAAGAATTTAGCTTTTGTTAAAAAGACTGGTAATGATGTTTTAGCAGGTAAAGATAAGGTTAGTAAAGCATTTAGTTTAGTTGCAGGAGCAGGAGTGTCAGGGGCATTAGCTAAGGTTGCTGCTGCAAAAAAACTTCATAATACTGCTAAGGTTATTAAAACAACCGCTAAAGTTAAGAAGGGAAATAGTCTTAGTTAATTTTATATATTTGCAGCTATGAATTGGATACAAACAAGCACATTAACAGAAGATATAATATATGTATCTACTTCTACAGAATTAAAAAATGACTAAAGATTTGAAAGATACAGTAGAAGTGATCGCTGCCAATGGAGGAGCGTTAGGATTAACATTAGTACAGTGTAATGAAATACTTCAATTTATTTCACTTACACTCGCAATAGGATTTACACTTTATAAGTTTATTAAGAAAACAAAGTAATCATGAAATATTTTACCTTACAGGAATTTGATTCCTCTGATAAGCCAGGCTCAGGTAAATATATGGATGATGATTTCTTAGAGATGATTGATTGTGCACGTGAAGAAGCACAGATTCCTTTTAAAATTAATAGTGGGTTTCGTACTGAAGCTAAGAATAATGCTATCTATAAGAGTTTAGGTAAGGATCCGATCAAATCCTCACACTTAAAAGGGTATGCTGCAGATATACACTGTGATAATTCACACAATAGATCAATAATAGTTAGGGCATTAGTAAATGTCGGATTTACACGTTTGGGGATTGCAAAAACCTTCATACATGCCGACAACGATTCATCTAAGCCTAACGCAATTTGGTTATATTAATATGGCAAAAAAAGGAAGAACAGGGAAAAAAGTATGTTGGGAGTACGGTAAGGGGAAGTACTGTGGTACATTAATATCAAGTAAAGAAACTTCTACTCATAGATACGCAAGAACAGAAAACGGAAAGATTAAGTCTTTACCTAAAAATAAAAAATAATGGCTAAGAAATTCAAAATACATAATATGTATAGTAAGACTGGTATTAAGAAAGTTGCTAAAACTATGAAGGATCATTTGTCTTTAAAGAAAAAAGGATATAATCATACGCCAAAGAAGAAAAAGTAATGGCAACTCCCAGGAAAGGTAAAGCAAAAGTAAAAGTAACTGCTTCTGGAAAGAGAGTGAGTTATGGTCAGGCAGGAAAAGCTAAAGGTGGTGGATCAAGAGTAAAGCCTGGTACCTCAAAAGGAGATTCTTACTGCGCCAGAAGCTATGGAATAAAAATGGGATTACCTATAGGTAAAAGAAATGATCCTAACACTCCCAATAATTTATCTCGTAAGAGATGGAAGTGTGTAGGTAAAAAATCAAGACGATGATAAAAAATATATTAGGAGGATTATTTGGTAAGGTACTTGATAATGCAGAAGGTATATTGGATGAGATTATAACTACCGATGAAGAAAGAGAACAGGCTAAGTTTGCTATAAAAAAAATTATGTTGGAAGCAGAAAGAGAAGCTTTCAATAAAGAAGTGGAAGACCGTAAAGATGCAAGGTCTTTATACAAAGATGATGCTATTATTCAAAAAATATTAGCTGCATTATTTACTATAGCTTACTTTCTATTAACCTACACTATGTTTAAATATTTTGTACTTCATGATGTTGTTTTATCAGAGTATGAAATAGGTTTTATATCTACAGTTTTTGGAGCCATGTCTGCTAAGGTTAATACAATTATTGACTTTTTCTTTGGAGGAAGCAGTAAGCAAAATAAATAAAGTTTATTACATAATTTTTTTTATCTTTGTAAAATATTAATAATTAAATAAAATAAAATGAAAAAAATTGAAGAACAAGAATTAAAAGAACTACAAGAATTAAATTCTGAGTTTTCTAAGTTAAAGATTAATTTAGGAGATTTAGAGTTACAAAAGCATGGTATTTGCTTAAGAGTAGAAGCAATAAAAAAAGACTTTGGAGCAGTTGAAGTAAAATTAATGGAGAAGTACGGTAAAGATTCTGTTATTAATTTAGAGACAGGAGAAGTAAAAGATAAAGAGAAAGAGGAGAAAGAATAGAATGTCAAGAATTGAATCATACGCTTTAGCTAACAATTTAAAACTTGGAGACAAGTGGATTGGAACTAAAGAAGGAACTAATGCTACTAAAAACTTTTCAATAGAAGAGGTTATGGAGTTTATTAATGTTACTTCTGCTATTGATTCTCAAACACTAAGATATAAATTTCAATATGTGGCAAACAATTTAGTCACAAGAGAAAAAGGTACAATATCTTTTGATCCTAATACTGGCATTATAAATGGAGCTGCCGTACCATTAAGTACGGTTCCATTTAATGCTGGGTTAATTGCTACTACAGGATTTTTATTAAGCGACTTTTCTTTAAAATATTTATCTCAAGGATCACCTACAAACATCGGTACTTTTTATCCTCAGTTAGTAGATTCAATAGTTTTTATTAGCAATACTCAGGATATTAGTGAGTTTGGAGTTTTTTCATGGAACTCTGCTGTCCCTAACACTAATCCTAATGAACCAGATTTTTATAGGGTTAAATTAAACCATTTAGCTTCTCAAGGCTCCTTCCAGCAAGATAAAGAATATTTTGTATCTTTGCTGAATTGGAACCCAACTGCAGTAGGTGGTGATAAGACATTTGTTTTTGATCAAGGAGTACCAGCATTAGTTTGGGTGGTGAATCATAATTTAAACAAGTTCCCTTCTGTTTCAGTAGTGAATACGTTAAAACAACAAGTGTACGGAAAAGTAGATTATATAAATAATAATAAATTAACAATAACATTTAACGCTCAGTTCTCAGGACAAGCGTTTTGTAATTAAAGAAAAGTAAAATGGCAATAAATTTTTTAGACGGAATAGATTTTAATGGAACAGAAATATCTAAGGTATTAGTAGAGAGTTTAACTTCAAATCCATCAGGAGCGGCAATCCAAGGTGCGGGACAAATTATTTTTAATTCAACTATAAATAAATTATCTTACTACAATGGAACTGTATGGGTAGCTTTAGATTCTTCTGGCGCTCCAGGTACGGTTACTTCTGTTAATGGAGGAACCTCTACATTTGTTACTAATACAGTTACTAATTCTACAAGTGCTGCGGTATTAACATCTACATTAAGTGCTACTGGAACTCCAGGAGTAGGTAATTTTTTAAGAGGTGATAACACTTGGGCAGCTATTCCAGCAAGTATGTCTTTTAACTTTTCTGATGGTACAAACACCTTTCAGGTTAGTCAAAATAACACTGTTACTGTAGAAAGTTCAAATAGTACAATATCAATTTCAGCAGCTACAGCTGATGAGCTTGACTTTAGTTTAGTAAATTCAGGAGTAGCTGCAGGTTCTTATATTTCTGCAAATATTACAGTAGATGCTTTTGGTAGAGTTACAGCAGCATCTGCTGGTGGTGCTGGAACAATGACTTCTTTTAATGTTGAAGGTAATAGTGGTAGTACACAAACCATTACTAATGGAGAAACTTTGTCTATTGATGGAGTAGGAATTATCTCTACTGCAATGACTACTGACACTGTTACTATAAAACATGGTCTCTCAGGTGTTACTGCTGCTTCTTATACTAATCCATCTTCACTTGCAGTTAATGCAGATGGTCACATTACTTCTATTACTTCAGGAGCTGCACCAGGCACAATGAGTTCTTGGAGTTTAGCTGCTGACAGTGGTTCTGCTCAATCTATAACTAATGGTAACACAGTAACTATACAAGGTTCTACAGGAATTGACACAGCTGTTAGTGCAACAGATGATTTAACAATTAACTTAGACTTAGCTGAATTACCTACAGCATCAGCTTTTGTATCTGCTAATGACAAAGTAGTTATTACAGATAATGGAGCTAATTCACTAATATTAGCATCATCAATACCAATTAATGATTGGGGAACTGCTGACGGTAATATTGCAATGGGTGCAAATAAATTTACAGGGCTTGCAGTTGGTACTGCTGGTACAGATTCAGTTAATTTATCACAAGTTCAAGCTTTAGTTGCAGGTGTTGGTGTATTCCAAGGAGCATATAATGCAACTACTAACTCTCCAGCATTAACAGGTTCAAGTAATATTGCTCTTACAACAGGTGATTACTTTGTTGTATCAGTAGATGGTACTAATGCAGTATTAGGAACACTTGAAGTTGGTGATTTAATATTTGCTAATAATACTATTGCAGCTAATTCTTCTCCAAATATTTCTAATTATACAGTAGTAATTCAAGACGCAAACATTGCAGGTGCAGGATCGACAGATGGAGGTACTGAAAAAGGTGTTGCTGGATTTGACTCTGCAAACTTTACTGTATCAGTTAATGGTTGGGTTAGATTAGGAGCTTCAGGCGTAACTGCTGGTAGTTACGGAACAGCTTCAACAGTTGGAAAATTCACTGTAGACGCTAAAGGGTTAATAACAGCGGCATCAAATGAAACAATAAGCATACCAGCTTCAGGTGTTATTAATTTCTGTAGTGAAGTTGAATCATGTATTTCAACTGCTACAACTAAAAACGGAATTCTTGGAGCTGGATCTTCATTTACTATTACTCATAATTTTGGAACAAGAGCCGTTCAGGTAGGTGTATACTTAAATAGTGGTAATTACGATACTGTTTTTGCAAGAATAACAAGACCATCTATAAATTCAATAACAATTTCAGTTGCATCAGCAGTATCAGCAAGTGCATTAGCATATAGCATAATTAAGGTAGCATAAATAAATTAAATAATGGCAATAGAATTTAAGGATTCACTTGTTATTGAGGGGGTAGCTTTAGGAACATTAGCATTTTCAAGTGCTACTATTCCGACTAATAACAACCAGTTAACTAATGGTCAGGGGTATGTAACTTCAAGTGGAAACACAACTATAGGTATTAATCAAAATAATACTCTTAATACTGCCACTGTATTTGCAACTTTAAATTTTACAAATGGTGTTGCTACATCTGCAACAACAAGAACTTTAACTCTTGCTAATCTTGGTATTACTGGTTCAGGTGGTAATTCTGCAAATTGGAATACTGCATACCTTGACAGTGTGTCAGCTATAACTGCTTCAGGAACTTCTACTACAACAATTACTTTAGGTCAGCCAGGTGGTATTATTCAAGTGTCATTTAGTAATCCTCAAGGTACAGTAACAAATGTTGCTGCTTCAGTAACTGGTAATGGATTAGCGGTTGCGGTTGCAAATCCAACAACTTCTCCCTCTATTGTTTTAGATTGGCAAGGATCTTCAACAGAATATATAAGGGGAGATGGAAATAGAAGTACGTTTCCAACAATTCCAACTAATAATAATCAGTTAACAAATGGGGCTGGTTATATAACCTCAGTACCAACGTCTAATAAAGGTTCTTGGTCTCCAGAAAATGCACAAACAATAGCTGGAGGTGGAGCTACTGAAACTCGAGTAACAGTTTTATTTGATACTCCTGAAATAACAGAAGTAGGTATGTCTTCTAATGCAAGTGGAAGTGAAGTAGATATTACTGCTGCACAATTAGTAATGATTAGCTTTAATTTTGCAAGTGAAAACGGTTCAGTTCCTAATAGATTGTTAGCTGGTGCAGTTGTGCAATACGCTCCAAATCGTGGTTCCTTCTCAGATATACAAGGAACACAAGTTTTTAATTATGTTAGAGGAAACGGTAGTGTAGATAGAGATAGTGGATCGGCTACAGTTTTACATAATGTAGGTGCTAACTCAAAAATCAGGGCTCAATTTTGGATACAAGGAAGGACATCAACAACATCAGCACTAATATCTCTTATTAGTGGATGTAGATTATCAATAAATCAAATCTCATAATTTTATTTTTACTACCTTTGTAAAAATTAATAAAAATTGAGTAATGGCAAGAATTGAAAACACCACCGTATATCCTACAATAGTACCATCAGCTGACGATTTACTTATTGGTACTGATGTTAGTAACGATAATGAAACGGTTACGTTTTTAGTTAGTAGTTTAACTGGAGGTGCAGGTGTACTTCAGGGTTTACAATCAGTTTTAAATACAGGTAATACTGCAACACAAAATATTAACTTAACAGGTAATATTGTTGTTGTTGGAACTGTATCACCAACTACTATTACAGCAGGAGGTGGAATTGGGACAGCTGGTCAAGTGCTAAGTTCAACAGGCGCAGGTTTACAATGGATTGCAGCATCAGGAGCAAATTCTTCTTGGAATGATACTCTATTAATAGGGAATACTGCTACTACAGCATCTGTTGTAAGTGGAACAAGTATGACATTTACAGGTGTAGGAGCTGATTTAATTATTGCATCCTCTGCTACTTTAACAGGTGTAGGAGTAAGTACTTTTACAGGAAATGTAAATATTAATTCAACAGATTTAATATTTAACTCTACAGGTCAAATAAACGCTGGTGGATCTACAGGTACAGCAGGACAATGGTTAGTTTCTACAGGAACAGGCTTACAATGGTCATCAACTATTCCAGGATCATCATGCTGTACATTACAAGCTACATTAAGTGCAGGTAATATTGCTAATAATATTGGGATAACATTTACAGGAACAAGTGTAACTACTTTTTCTTCTGGAAATTCAATTACATCTGCAGCAGCTAATGTTTGGAGTGGTAACAATACTTTTAGCAATAATGGAACAACTTCAGTTACAGCTGGAATATATTTATCAGGAACGTTGGCGGATTCAACTGGTGTAGTTGGTACGGCAGGCCAAGTATTAACTTCTACAGGAACTGGAGTGACATGGTCTCCATCTTCATCAGGAACAAATACATTACAACAAGTATTAAATGCAGGTAATGTTGCTACGGGAGCAAATGCACTTATAAATATAACAGGTTCTCTTACAGCAGGAACTATACTTGACACATCTTTATCTGCTGGAGCAGCAGGCCAGGTATTAAGCTCAACAGGTTCTGGGTTAGCTTGGGTTGCAACTACATGTTGTAATTTAAATGACACTTTAGCTGTAGGAGCTACTTCAGCTTTAAGTATTACCTTAACAGGTACTGCAAGTATTACCTTACCAACAGTTATACCAACAAATATACAGGCTAATGGATCTATAGGATCAAACGGTCAGTTTTTAGGAATTAGTGGAGGAATTCTAACATGGATCAATCCAAGTCTTGTAAATACCACTTACACTTATTCAGTTCCAGCTGCTACTACTAATTTAAATCTTCTTGATAACAATGGGAATAATCAAAATATAACATTAACGGGAGTTAATGGCGTAGTTATCACAAGAAGTAGTTCTTCTCAATTAGTAATAGCAAATTCTGGAATAATTTCACTTACAGTAGGTTCTCCACTTATTTCTGCAGGTGCTCCACTTACTACGAGTACTACTAATGGAGTAGTTACTCTATCGCAAAGAGTATACGTTGGAGGTTCTAACCTTGGTGTAGTTCCATCTGGAGGAACAAACACAACTTTTTTAAGAGGAGATGGTACATGGGTAATACCTTCTGGTGGATCTGTAGGAGTTACACAAGTGTTGTTAGGAGCAAGTGGCACATCGGTAGGACAACCTTTAACTGTAACTACTGTGGGAACTGTAGCTACTGTTAGTCCTAAAAGATATGCAGGGGGAACTTTAGAAGGATTTGTACCGCAGGGAGGAACAAACACAACTTTTTTAAGAGGAGATGGTTCGTGGGTAACACCTTCTGGATCAGGAGGAGGATCAAACAATTTTTCAACTAATTTTAAATTTGGAGTTAAAGATGTTAATATGTATCAGGAGTATTATTCTTATGGTAATATATCTCAAGGTTCATGGAGTCCAAGTGGTGCTGATCAATTAGTTTATGTAAGTACTTCTACTGGATCTGGATGGACTAATTCTCAAAAATTAGGAGCTACAATATATGGTAATGCAAATAATGGAACTTCTTCTTGCGCAACTGACACTCTTCAAAGTAATTTATGTGGTGGTGTCGTATCTATAGCTGGTACTTCTGGTGCTCCATTTCTTATAGAATTTTTTAAATATGATCCATGTAATGCTTCTTATACTCCTTCAAAAGTTGGAGCCGTATCTATTACTACTACTGGTACAGACAATTTAGTATGTGGTAATGTAAGTTTATCTCCAAATTCATTTGTGGGTACAGAAGCTTTATATTTTACTATAACACAATCATCATCAGGTACTGTAAGTGTTCAAGGAAGATGTGATTTAAGATGGGCATATACAGCAGTATAAAATAAAATAAATTAAATAAAATGAAATGGACATTAGAAAAATATCAATTGGCGCAGACTATAAGTCTGGCGCAATGCACTACATAGTAGGGCAAGACGTTTTAGGAGGATCTCATAAAATACATCTTATTCAATCAATAGAAGGATCATATAAAATATGGATTCAAAAAGGTGAGGTTGTTTATTTATGGAAAGAATTTTTAAATACACTACCAATATCATTAGAGTTTAATATAAACTTTTAATGAGATCTCCATATAACTTTATTGTTAAACCTTTAAATGGAAGAAGGTATGACAATATTAAAAAAATAGCAGACACTGAATTTATAACAAGTGTATCTCAAGAAGATCATGTATCTTCTAATCGTTTTGCTGAAGTTGTGGCATTACCTATAAATTATAGTGGTCCAGTAAAAAAAGGAGATAGTTTGTTAGTACATCATAATGTATTTAAATTTTATTATGATATGAAAGGAAGACAAAAAAGTGGAAGAAGCTTTCTTAAAGACGATTTATTTTTAATAGACAACGAACAATTTTTTTTATATAAGAATAAAGAAACTTGGATGGCTCATAGTAAATATTGTTTTATAAAACCCATTAAAACTAAAGACTCTTATCTATTTAAAAATTGTGAAGAAGAGCCATTAATGGGAATAGTTAAATATATAAATAAAGAGTTGTTAGACTTAGGAGTTTCTGTTGGTGATCGTATTTCATTTACACCAGATAGCGATTATGAATTTACAGTAGACGATGAAAAACTATATAGAATGTTTACTAATAACATAACAATGATATTATGATATATACTGTAGATAACTTCATAGATAAAGATTTATTTAAAATAGCTACAAATTATTTAAATAAAGGAGAATTTATAAAACATACTGTAGGTGAAAAAAACTTTTACGTTCAAGAGTCTCCAGAATCTTTTAATGAATACGTTTTAAAAAAATTAGAAATAATAGAGGGTAGGTCTTTAGAAAATATATTAAGTTTTTTTAGAGTATCTACAGATGAGTTCGATAATACTTGGAGAATACATTCTGATTTAAATATAAAAGGAGAAAAACCTGATAGAGCTGCAGTTATTTATATGTCACCCAGAGAATTAGAGGAGTTAAATGGAACTGCATTTTGGGAGCATGAAATATACGGTAATAGTTTACCTTCTTCTGTAACAAATGAAGAGTATGATAGAACTATAAGAGAAGACTCAGAGAACTTAGATATGTGGAGATTAATTTCTGTTTCTGGATATGAGCAGAATAGAATCATATCTTATCCATCTAATTACTTTCACAGTAAGTATCCTAACAAGTCTTGGAAAGAAGGAAGACAAGTATACGTAATGTTTTATAAATACAAATAATGGACATAAGAGAAATTAAATTAAGCATAATAGAGGCTGGAGAAAAAGCTGTTAAACAATTAGTTAAAGTAGCTAAAGAAGATATTATTAAGTATGAAGCTGAAGATCCATTGGCGGCCGATAGATTAAAAAATGCAGCAGCAACTAAAAAGTTAGCTATTTTTGATGCTTTTGAAATATTAAAAAGAATAGAAGAAGAAAGATCACTGTTAGATGGTAATGTTGCCGAAAGAAAAAATAATACACCTAAAGGATTTGCAGAATCAAGATCAAAATAAATTATATAAAGAAGTAACAAAACTTATTCCTAATACTATTATATCTAATAAAAATAGAGGTAGGTCTTGGTTGTATGGGTATAATGAAAAATACGATGTAGTTGTTATATCTAAAAATGGTCAGATAGGTTCTATTATTAATATTAATGGATTACAAATAGCCTTACCAAAACCTCCAAAAGAAATATATAAAAGATCTAAAACTAAAGAAGAACAGTATTGGGAAACAACTCCAATTTCTAAAGAATTAAATAGAGTTAAATCTATATTTCAATGGCATGAAACTCCAGCTAATTTTAAGTCTCAATGGGTAGACTATATAGAAGAAGAATTTAATAGAAGAGAGCAGGGTTATTGGTTTATAAATAATGGGAGCCCTACATATATAACAGGGACTCATTACATGTACTTGCAATGGACAAAAATTGATGTAGGAAACCCTGACTTTAGGGAAGCTAATAGAATTTTTTATTTATTTTGGGAGGCTTGTAAAGCTGATAAACGAAGTTTCGGTATGTGTTATTTAAAAATAAGACGTTCAGGATTTTCTTTTATGAGTTCATGTGAGGGAGTTAATCAAGCTACTATTACTAAAGATTCAAGAATAGGAATACTTTCCAAAAGTGGGGCGGATGCTAAAAAAATGTTTACCGATAAAGTTGTCCCTATATCAAAGAATTATCCATTCTTTTTTAAACCCATACAAGATGGTATGGATAAACCTAAAACTGAATTAGCATATAGAGTTCCTGCATCTAAAATTACAAAAAAGAATATGTTTAATCTCGCTGATGATGAACTGGAGGGATTAGATACAACTATTGACTGGAAAAACACTGGTGATAATAGTTATGATGGTGAAAAATTACAGTTACTATTACATGATGAAAGTGGTAAATGGGAAAGACCAGATAACATATTGAATAACTGGCGTGTAACTAAAACATGCTTACGATTAGGTAGTAAGGTTATTGGTAAATGTATGATGGGATCAACATCAAATGCTTTAGATAAAGGAGGTAGAAATTTTAAATCTCTTTTTGACGATTCACTTCCTTCTAAAAGAAATGCTAACGGACAAACAAAAAGTGGATTGTATTGTTTATTTGTTCCTATGGAATGGAATTTTGAAGGATATATTGACAGATATGGAATGCCTATATTTAAAACTCCAAAAGCTCCTGTCATGGGAATAGATGGAGAATTAATTAGTATAGGGGCTATAGATTATTGGGAAAATGAAGTAGCTTCTTTATCTCAAGATCCTGATGCGTTAAATGAATTTTACAGGCAATTTCCTCGTACTGAGTCTCATGCGTTTAGAGATGAAAGTAAACAGTCTATATTTAATTTAACAAAAATATATCAACAAGTAGATTATAATGATTCTTTAATAATAGATCATCATATTACAAGAGGATCTTTTTCTTGGGAAAACGGAATAAAAGATAGCAAAGTAATATGGTCGCCAAACAAACATGGAAGATTTTTAGTAAGTTGGACTCCTCCTCCTGGAATGGATAATAAGGTAATAATGGAAAGAGGAAAAAAGAAGCCAGGTAATGAGCATATCGGTTCATTCGGTTGTGACTCTTATGATATATCTGGAGTTGTTGTTGGTAAAGGATCTAATGGATCATTACATGGTCTTACTAAATTTAGTATGGATCAAGCTCCAGTTAATCATTTTTTTTTAGAGTATATAGCTCGACCTCAGACTGCTGAAATATTTTTTGAAGAAGTATTAATGGCGTGTATATTTTATGGAATGCCAATACTTTGTGAAAATAATAAACCTCGATTACTTTATCATTTTAAAAATAGAGGATACAGAGGTTATTCATTAAATCGACCAGATAAAGTATACACTAAATTATCTAAAACAGAAAAGGAATTAGGAGGTATTCCTAACACTTCTGAAGATGTTAAACAATCACACGCATCAGCTATTGAATCGTATATAGAAAAATATATAGGTATAGATTTTAATGGAGATAATCGTGAGCCAGGAGACATGGGAGTGATGTATTTTGGAAAGACTTTAGAAGATTGGGCTAAGTTTGATATAAGCAATAGAACTAAGTTTGATGCTGCTATTAGTTCGGGGTTAGCTATTATGGCTAATCAGAAGCACTTATATACACCCTCTAAAGAAAAATCAAAAATAAGTATTAACTTTGCGAGATATAATAATTCAAGCAATACAAGTCAAATAATTACATGAAAGACGTTACAATAAATATAAGGTCAACTGCTTTCCCTGATCAATTTGCTCCTGACAAAGAAAAAGCTAAAGTTGAATTCGGATTAATAGTAGGTCAAGCCATACAATATGAGTGGTTTAGAAAGGAAGGAAGTGGTTGTAGGTTTTATGATCAGTGGGGAGAATTTCATAGATTAAGGCTGTATGCACGTGGAGAACAGTCTGTATCTAAATACAAAAATGAATTAGCAGTAGATGGTGATTTGTCTTATTTAAATTTAGATTGGACACCAGTTCCAATTATTCCTAAGTTTGTAGATATAGTAGTTAACGGGATGTCAGATAGATTATTTAAAGTTAATTGCACTGCTATGGATGCAATGTCAGCTGAAAAAAGAAATGAATTTCAGAAAATGGTTCAGACTAATGTTGTAGCTCAAGACTTATTTAAACAAATAGAAAAAGACTTTCAGATGGAAGTGTTTCAAGTAGATCCTAAAACACTACCAACAAGTGATGCTGAAATGGAATTATATATGCAGCTTAATTATAAACCAGGGATTGAGATAGCAAATGAAATAGCTATTAATACCATGTTTAATGAAAATCATTATGCTGATACAAGAAAAAGAATTGATCTTGATATTACTACTTTAGGTGTAGGTATAGCTAAACATACTTTTCAAAAAGGAGATGGTATAAAGGTTGAGTATGTAGATCCCGCTAATGTTGTTTATAGCTACACAGAAGATCCGTATTTTAAAGATACTTTTTACTGGGGAGAAATAAAAACAGTTCCGATTGGTGAAGTTGTTAAAATTGATCCAACTATTACTCTTGAACAAATGGAAGAAATATCCAAGTATAGTCAGTCTTGGTATGATTACTATAACAGTCAAGCAATGTATAACAACAGTATGTTCTCAAGAGATACTTGTACTTTATTATATTTTAATTACAAAAGTACTAACAGTTTTGTGTACAAGAAAAAGAAAATGGCTGAAGGCAACTTTAAGACTGTAGAGAAAGATGATGAATTTAATCCTCCACAAGAAATGATGGATGAGGGTAATTTTGAAAGAGTAGAAAAAAGAATTGATGTTTGGTATGAGGGTGTTATGGTTATGGGAACAAACATTATGCTGGAATGGAAAATGATGGAGAATATGGTTAGACCTAATTCTGCTAACCAATATGCTATGCCTAATTATGTGGCATGTGCTCCAAGAATGTATAAGGGAAATTTAGAATCTTTAGTTAGAAGAATGATTCCTTTTGCTGATTTAATACAAATAAGCCATTTAAAAATACAACAAGTTGTAGCTAAAGTAGTTCCAGATGGTGTGTTTATAGATGCAGATGGATTAAGTGAAATAGACTTAGGTACTGGCCAGGCTTATAATCCTGAAGATGCATTACGATTATATTTCCAAACAGGTTCCGTTATTGGTAGAAGTTATACTCAAGATGGAGAATTTAATAATGCTAAAGTTCCAATTACTCAACTTACTTCAAACAGTGGACAAAGTAAAATGCAAATGCTTATTGGGAACTATAATCATTATTTAGGAATGTTAAGACAAGTTACTGGACTTAATGAAGCAAGAGATGCAAGTATGCCAGATCCTAATTCTTTAGTTGGGGTTCAGAAATTGGCAGCTTTAAATTCTAATGTAGCTACACGACATATTTTACAATCAAGTCTTTACATAACTAAAACTTTAGCAGAATGTTTATCTATAAGAACTGCTGATGTATTAGAGTATGCTGAAAATAGAGATGAATTTGCTATGCAAATTGGTAAATATAATTTATCAATATTAGAAGAGATAAAAAATCTTTATCTTCATGACTTTGGTATATTTATTGAAATGAGTCCAGATGAAGAAGAAAAGTCTCAGTTAGAAGCTAATATACAAATGTCTTTACAACAAGGTGGAATTGATTTAGAAGATGCTATTGATATTAGAACTATTAATAATTTAAAAATGGCTAATCAACTTTTAAAAGTAAAAAGAAAACAAAGAGCAGCAGAAGTTCAACAGCAAGAACAACAGAAACAAGCTATGCAAGGACAGCAACAACAACAACTTCAACAACAAGCTGCTCAAGCTAAAATGCAACAAACTCAAGCTGAACTACAAGCTAAAATACAAATTAAGCAGGCAGAGATAGCATTTGAAATTGAGAAACAAAAAAATGAAGCAGATCTTAAGCGCCAATTAATGCAAGTTGAGTTTAACATGAATATGCAGTTAAGAGGAATGGAAGAACAACAAGTTGATGTAAGAGAAAATAAAAGAGAAGATGCAAAAGCTGAACGTATAAGTCAAGCTGGAACTCAACAATCTAAAATGATTCAACAAAGAAAAACAGGAGGAACGCCTATAAATTTTGAGTCTAATGAAGATAGCTTAGATGGTTTTGATTTATCTGAATTTGATCCAAGATAGCTTAAAAAAAGAATTAAATTAGTATTAACTTTGCACAAATTAAATTAAATAAAATGGAAAACCAAGAAAAATTTATCGTCAAGGACGTTAGTGGGATTGAAAAATCCAAAGTAGAAGTAGAAGAGCAATTACTTAAGGAGCATGAAGAGAAGTTTGATCCAGTAAGTGAAGAAGAAAAAATAGATAAGGTAGAAATACCTACAGAAAAAACTTCAGCGCCAGAGTTAAATGACGCAGACGTTCTTTCATATATTAAAAATAGATACGATAAAGATATCGAATCGGTAGATCAATTGTTTGAAACGAAAGAATCAAATGAAGAATTACCTGAAGATGTATCAGCGTATTTTAAGTACAAAAAAGAAACTGGTCGTAGTATTCAAGACTTTGTAAGATTACAAAAAGATTACACTGATATGGATGGCGATCAAATACTAACTGAGTATTATTCATCTACAGAAGAAGGATTAGATGCAATAGATATTCAAGATATTATTGAGGATAAGTTTTCGTATGATGAAGACTTAGATGATCCTAAAGATATTAAGAAAAGTCAGTTAGCTAAAAAAAGAGAACTTGTAAAGGCTAAAAAGTTTTTAAATGAACAGAAAGATAAATATAACATTCCTCTTGAGTCAAGTGGGGATGGATTATCTGCAGATCAACTTGAGAATTTTAATAGCTATAAAAGTTATGTAGAGGAATCTACTACTGCAAAAGAAGCACAGAAGAAAAGGTATGATTACTTTTTAGATAAGACTGATGAGGTCTTTAACGATGAGTTCAAAGGTTTTGAGTTCAATATCGGAGATAAAAGTATGGTCTTTAAACCTGGTGATAACGAGGAGCTGAAAAGTAAACAGTCTAACGTAAACAATTTCGTGGATAAATTCATGGATAAGGAATCGGGACTGATGAATGACGCTAAAGGTTATCATAGAGCAATGTCAGTAGCTATGAATCTTGACAAATTTGCTGAATTCTTTTATAATCAGGGTATGACACAAACTGTAGAAAATGTTTCTAAAAAATCAAAAAACATTAATATGGATATGCGTCCAACCCCACAGAATTTTAGTAAAGATGGATTGAAGATTAGAGCTGTAAGCGATACAGGCAGTGGAAGTGGACTCAAAATTAGAAGTGCAAAAAAATTATAAATTAATAAAAAAGAAACAAAATGCCAGTAATTACACCCCCAGGCTTTGACTTGCAGCCAAGTGGCCAGCAAGTAGCCTTAGCAACAAACTACATCACTAACTTTGATTTTCTTAATCAGTATCTTCCAGATACATACGAGAAAGAATTTGAGCGTTATGGTAATAGAACAGTAGCATCATTCTTAAGAATGGTAGGCGCTGAAATGCCTTCAAACTCAGACCTTATTAAATGGGCTGAACAAGGAAGGTTACATACTAAATACACAGGAGCAACATCTGCAGCAGCACCTGGAGTTGCTGTTGACACATGGACTATCCCAGTAGCACAACAAAACCCACCTGCTCCAGCATCAAGTGCTCCAGCAAATGGATTTTCAGCTATTAGAGTTGGACAGACTCTTATGATCTCTGATGAGACTGCAGGATCTGTATTAAGTAACAAAGCAATTGTAACTGCAGTAAATGCAGCAAATGGAGCAGTAACAGTAGCTTACTATGAGGCAGGAGGAAAAACTATGTTAGCAGCAGCTAATTGTACTATCTTTATTTACGGTTCTGAATTTCAAAAAGGAACTTTAGGTATGGCTGGATCAATAGAAGCTCAAGACCTTATTTTCCAAAATTCTCCAATCATCATCAAAGACACTTACGAAGTAAGCGGTTCTGACATGGCACAAATTGGATGGGTTGAGATTCAAACAGAAAACGGAGGTACAGGATACCTATGGTACTTAAAATCTGAGCACGAAACAAGACTTCGTTTTGAAGACTATCTTGAGACTGCAATGGTTGAAGCGGTTCCAGCAGCAGCAGGTTCTGGTGCAGCAGCAATTGCTTTAGGTGCAGCAGGAGGTATGGGTAACAAAGGTTCTGAAGGAATTTTCTTTGTAGTTAATAACAGAGGAAATGTTTGGAATGGAGGTAACCCAGTTGCTCTTGCAGGATTTGACAGTGTTATCCAGAGATTAGATAAGCAAGGTGCTATTGAAGAAAATGTTATTTTCTGTAACAGACAATTCTCATTTGATATTGACGATATGTTAGCTGCTCAAAACTCTTACGGAGCTGGAGGAACTTCATACGGTTTATTTGATAATGACGAAGAAATGGCTTTAAACTTAGGTTTCACAGGATTCCGTAGAGGTTATGACTTCTACAAGTCTGACTGGAAATACTTAAACGATCCTACAATGAGAGGTGGTTTAACAGGAGGAGCAATCAATGGACTTATGGTTCCAGCTGGTTCAACTACTGTATATGACCAAATCTTAGGTAAGAACGCTAAGAGACCATTCTTACATGTAAGATACAGAGCTTCTGAAACTGAAGATAGACGTTACAAAACTTGGATCACTGGTTCAGCTGGTGGAGCAAGAACATCTTCTTTAGATGCAATGACTGTTAATTTCTTATCTGAAAGAGCTGTATGTACTTTAGGTGCAAACAACTTCTTCTTATTTAGAGATTAATAAATAACAATTATGAGGGGAGGAGAAATCCTCCCCTTTTTTTAACTTTAATTAAATTATATCCAATGAAAAAAACAAAAACCGCTGTTACAAAACAGTACAGATTAAAAGGAGACGTGGCGCCATTATGCTTCATGTTAGCCTCAAACCACAATAAAAGAACCTCATTACTTTATTTTGATGAAGAGAAAGGAACAAACAGACCTCTTCGTTATGCAAGAAATCAAAAAAGCCCATTTGAAGATGAGCAAGATGGAAATGCTATTTTAGAACCTGTTGTATTTGAAGATGGATTCTTAAGTGTAGATAGAGCTAATCAAGTTCTTCAAGAATTTTTACATTATCATCCAGGTAACGGAATGATCTTTGAAGAAATAGATAATAAAAAAGATGCTGCTGAAGAATTAGAAATTGAAGAATTAATTTTAGACGCTCAACTTTTAGCAAGAGACTTAGATATTGCAATGCTTGAAACAGTAGCAAGAGTTCTTATTGGTGCTAATTCAGACAAACTAAGTACAGCAGAACTTAAAAGAGATATATTGGTTTTCTCAAGAAATTATCCTGAAGAGTTTATTGACGTATTAAATGATCCTGCTTTACAAATGTATGATGATGTTGTTCAATTTTTTGGAAGTCAATTAATCCAACTAAGAAATCAAAACAGAGATGTATACTTTAACTTATCTAAAAATAAAACTAAAATGTTAACAGTACCTTATGGTGAAGAGCCTAATGATATTGTAGCTTCTTACTTTCAAACAGATGATGGAGTAGAAACTTATAAGCTATTAAAAAACAATATGAATAAGAAAAAATAATTTCTTATTATATACTACAGAAAGAGCACCTTAATAGGGTGCTTTTTTTTTGTTTATCTTTGTACTTTATTAACCCATTAAAAACTTTTTATAAAATGGAAAAATTCTTATCAATCCCAGTTACAGGCGCAGGGAACGTTCTTTTGAACGTAAATGAAGTCCTGTCAGTAACAGCTGCAACCGCAACAAATGTAGAAACAGTTATTACTTACCTTAACGGTAACACTGCAACAATTACAGCGGCAGCTCAAGTAGCATTTAGTGTTAGAAAAGAAATTCAAGACGCAATGGTATTTGCTCTTCAAACTTCTTGGACAAGAGTAGTTTACAAAGTAATTCCTTCTAAAGCTGTTTCTGCAATAGTAATAGCATAATGGGAAAGTTTATTAATGTGCCTCTCCCGCTTTACAGTGTAACAGCGGACATGGCTACACCAGCTATAGCAGGAACTTCTTCGGGAGCTGCGACTGGTAAATTAACTTTCGCTACAGGTGGCTTTAATGCTACGGTAGCAGTAGGATATGTAGTTTTAAATACTGCAACATTTACTGTGTCTACAGTAACTGCTGTAGATAGTGATACTGTTTTAAGTATTTCTGGAAACGGTAACGCTACTTTAGAAGCTTCAGGAGCTACATTTAAAATATGGTCTGCTACAGCTGCTTTTGAATTTTTAGTTGCTTCTGGAAATTTTAAAACTGACGTTAGAGTAGGCGATGTTGTTGTTAATTTTACTTCTGGTAGAACTGCTACAGTTGCTAAAGTAAACAGTGACATTTCATTACAATTAGATCGTGTAATTTTTGATGATAATGGTAGTGATGCTGCTGTCGTAATATCTCAAAATGGATTTGGAGGTAGATTAGTTAACATAGAAAATGTTCTTAATTCATCTCCAATAATTGGAGGCGCTGGAACTGCACCTGTTGAATTAACTTATAGAACTAAAACTGCAGCTACTGACACTCTAACTATTAATATCTCAGAAGCACAAGCTAATTATAGTTGGCAAATGGCTTTTGAAGAACTTATGATTGACACATTAGAGTCTAACTGGAAACATATTGTAAATGAAATGCCTTTAATTGCTTCTCCTTCAGGATCGGGAGCTCCAATATTATATGCAACATCTGTGACTTTAGCTTAAGTTATATTATATATATTAACAGAGGCCTACAAATAAAGTGGGCCTCTTTTTTTTTATTATCTTTGTAAAAATGTTTAAATAATATGGCGGCATCAATAAACGAAGTAAGAAATACTGTATTAGCAATAGCGAATAAAAATAACTACGGATATATATCTCCACAAGACTTTAACCTTTATGCAAAGCAAGCTCAAATGGATATGTTTGAGGACTACTTTTATTCATATAATAATTGGATCAATAGAGAAAATGGAAGAACTTCTGGAACAGGATATGCTAATATAACAAAAGGATTAGTTGAGGTAATGGATGGTTTTTCTACTCAAGTTTTTTTAGGTCAAGCAAATGCAAATACATTTAATTTGCCTAATGATTATTATCTAATAAATAAATTATTTTATTATTCTACTGTTTTATTTACAGGAACAGCAACAGGTGTTAATACTAATCAATTAATAGATGCTGCAGCTGTAGGATGGACTACAATACCAGCTTCAGCACCAACGCCAAAAATAGGTGCAATAGTAGTAAATACAAGTACGCTGCAACAAGCATATATAACTGGGGTAGTAAGTACTAATACAATTACTTTAAGTTCTGATATATTTTTAGCAGTAGGAAATAGTTATGCTATATATTCTAATACTAATATTAGAGAAGTAGAAAGAGTAAATCAAAATAAAATATTTCTTTTAACTAATTCCATGTTAACAGCTCCAAATAAAACATATCCAGCGTATGTACTGGACGGAAATATAATTACAGTATATCCATCTACTGTTTTAAATGTAGGAGATATACAAGCACAATATATAAGATATCCACTTTCTCCAAGATGGACTTTTCAAAATTTATTATTAGGAGAACCACAATTTGATCCTAATCAAGCTGACTTTCAAGAATTTGAATTACCAGATTCTGACGAACCTACTTTGATTGCAAAGATTTGTCAGTATGTAGGAATAGAAATTAGAGAGGCTGATGTTTATAATTTTGGATCAACTGAAGAAAATAACGATACACAAGAAACAAGTTAACTATGGCATATATTACAGATTATCAATACTACGAAAATGGAGGAATAGTACCTGAAGATGCGAATTGGGGTTCTTATCAATATGTTACATTAGAAAATATTGTAAATAATTTTATGTTAATGTATCAAGGTAATAATGAATTAATTAATAACATTAATCGTTATCAAGTATTATTTCATGCAAAAAGAGGAGTTCAAGAATTGAACTATGATGCAATGAAAGAAATAAAAATATTAGAGTTAAGGGTGTGTGATCAATTAAGATTTATATTACCACAAGATTATGTTAACTGGGTAAGAGTTTCAGAAATGAGAGATGGAATGTTATTTCCTTTAACTGAAAATATTCAAACAAATTGGAGCGGAGCTTACTTGCAAGACCATGACTGTAAAATATTATTTGATGTAGATGGTAATGTTTTAAAACCTCATAATTCTGTCTTTGATATTGCAAGATTAGCTGGTCAACAAAAAAATATGTATTTAGGAAGTGGTCCTTATAATGGTCAAATGGGTTATTGTTGTGATGGTAACTGGGCTTTTGATTATAATGTACAAGGAAGATTTGGTTTAAATACAGAAACAGCAAACATAAACCCTACTTTTAGTATTAATAAAAAGGGAGGTGTAATTAATTTTACATCAGTAATGGCAGGTAAGTATGTGGTATTAGAATATGTTTCTGATGGAATGGAAAATGGTGATGACTCAAGTGTAAGTGTAAATAAAATGTTTGAAGACTTTATTTATGCATATATTAAATATGCTATTTTAAACAGTAAACATGGAGCGCAAGAATATATTATTAATAGAGCAAGAAAAGATAAATCTTCTTTATTAAGAAATGCTAAAATAAGATTAAGTAATATACATCCAGGAAGACTTTTAATGAATATGAGAGGTCAGAATAAATTGATAAAATAATATGGCTAAATCATCAACTAATTTCATAGGTGGTAAGATGAATAAAAGCGTGGATGAACGTTTAGTTCCACCAGGTGAATATATAGACGCTCTTAATGTACGTTTAGGATCTACTGAAGCTACTGAAATAGGAGCTGTAGAAAATTCTAAAGGTAACACTGCTCTTACAGCAGTTCAGTTTTTAGGAGAAAACATAAGTCCATCAGCAAGAACGATTGGTTGTTATGAAGATGGGGTTAATGAAACTCTTTACTGGTTTATAACTGATCCTGATAATTCACTTTCTATTGTTACAGGTAAAGTTGATTTAATAGTTTCTTACAATACACAAACATCTACGTTAGTGTATCATGTTATTAGTACTCAAGTTTTAAATTTTGATAAAGAATTTTTAATTACAGGTGTTAGTAAAATAGAAGATCTTTTATTTTTTACTGATGATTTAAATCCTCCAAGAGTTATAAACGTACAAAAATCACCACCAGGATATTTACTTCCACTTCCTTCAGGTTTAGATCAGTTAGTTGAAGAGGATATTAGTGTAATTGTAAAGCCACCTGGCTATGAGGAATATGGTGTAGGTACACCAGGGATTCGTCCTTTAGCAACTCCTTCTGTACAATTAATTAATATTGAACCACCTACAGCAAATAATGTTTTATTGCCTGATGAAATAGTAGTTGGAGGACAAGAAAATTATATAAAGACAAGATTTTTATCTTTTGCTTATAGGTATAGATATGAAGATGGTGGATATAGTGCTATATCTTTATTTTCAGTTCCCGCATTTCAACCTTTGACATTTGAATTTAGTATTCAAACCTATTTAAATGCTGGTATGTTTAACAGATTTAATGCTTGTAATGTTACTTTTTCTACAGGACCAAAACAAGTAGTAGAAGTAGATTTACTTTACAAACAGACCACAAGTAATGTTATATATGTAATTAAAAGATATAACAAAGTAAACGAGGGATGGGCTAATAATGATTTTAAGACTATTTTATTTGACAATAGTGAAATATATACTACGTTAGGATCAGATGAATTATTAAGATTATATGATAATGTTCCAAGAATTGCTAAAGCTCAAACTATTCAAGGAAATAGATTAGTTTATGGTAACTACATAGATGGGTATGATATTAAAGATGCTCCAGATGGAAATGAAATAAAAATAACTTATAATACTCAACCATTTTCAGAAGAGATTTCAGGTGTAACATTAGGTGATGATACTGTTCCTAATCCTTTTCTTTCTACTTTAGCTTATACTATAGGGCCAGGGGATCCAGGAGTTGACTCTGTAATTACATGGGATTTATCAAAAGTAGATGTTGATTTACCAACTGGTATTCCAGAAGGCGTAGTATTTAACTTTAGATTTGAAATGTCTTCTCAAACTGTAACTTCAAGTGGATATACTCAAGAATCTCCGTTTACTATAAGTATGACATATACTGTTGCTACAATTGGTGGATTTCCTAATGTGGCTGCTATGTGTGCATCAACAGAATTTAAAAATAGAATTGGTGGCTCATTAGCTCAAAATCAAGGAACATTGGCTCAAAATCTTTATCCTTGTAATAACTCTGATCAAGGGACAACATTAACAGATAAATTTTATTCAGAAGCATTAGCAATAGAACCATCAACAGGTTTTGAATTAGTAAATGGTGGTAGATTTACTGGAGATACCTGTGTTTTTCCTACAACATCTTTTCCTGCTCCTTGTACTTCTACTGCTTTTGGAAGTGGAATAACTTATTGTGGTCCACAAGTACCTCCATTAACTGTTGCTTTAGGACCTTGTACAGCAGGGCTTTTAACAGATGAGAGTGGTGTAGATTTTACTGATACCACTCAATATCCACCCCTTGGCGTTTTAGCTGGTGATATAGTTAAAGATAATATAACAGGGTTTATAGCAACAATTTCAGCGGTTACCGCTACTACATTAACAATAGCTAATATAACACCTATTGCTCCTGCTGTACTTCAAGATGCTGTTTCATTATTAGAGGTTTCAGGTCGTTCATATCAACTGTTCCCAGGTGGAGCGGGAACTGCCCTTTGTTCTCCTCAAGGATTTGAATACACTTCTGATGCAACTACTCCAGATGGATTTAGTCTTGCTATCCCTGCTACTCAATATTATGATGCTGGTGGCCTAAGTAACTTCTTATTTTATGAGTTTGTTTTATATGGATGTAGTGCTGGATATATTCTGGATGCAGATCAAGGTAGTTTACATTCTAACAGAGATTATGAAACAGGGGTTGTATATTTGGATAATCAAGGTAGAGCATCTACTGTATTAACAAGTGATAATAATACAACATTTTTTGATCCTAAGACTTCAGTATATAAAAACAAAATAAAAGTAACACTTGAAAATAAACCTCCTTATTGGGCTACTCATTATAAGTTTGTAGTTAAACCAAGTGAAGGAACTTATTTTACTGTATTCTCTAATATATTTTATGCTCAAGATGGTACTGGTAAAAATGAAGCAGGTTATAGTAATGAAAACGATCCAAGTTTAGTATGGTTTCAATTAAATGGTAACAACCAAAATTTAATAAAAGTAGGTGATGAGCTTATAGTAAAAGTTGATACTGCAGGTCCAATTCAAGACGAAGAAAAAACTACAGTATTAGCAGTTGAAGGCTTTGGATCAAAAGGTATTACGAATAAATCTTTAGCTGGATTATATATGTTACTTAAACCATCTGGCTGGACTATTGAATCTCAAAAGAAAAGTTATTATAGAGGAAATAAAAGTAAAGACGCAGAAGATAGTAAGGGATCTGATAGATATTCATCTGGATGTATTTCTAATTATTCTTTAAATGAAGATGAATCGGTAACCCCTCCAGTTCCTTATGATATACCTGCTGGATCAACTATTAGAATAAAAATTAGTAATTGGAGAGGTGGTGGTGGTGGAAAATGTGATAGTAAAAGATTACGATATGATAAAAGTTTTGTTTCTACAACTGACTACCCAAATTTTTATACATGGGCAGTAGGTGATGACTTATTAAGTCAAATGAATTGTACTAATGCAGATGAATGTTTTGAAACTGAAATTGAGTTTAGGAATACTTTAGGTACAACTACACTTTTAACAAGTCCATTTCTTCCTTCCTTAACAATTAGTTTTAGTTCGGGATGTGTGAATGATGCTTTTAAAGCTGTGTGTTCAGTAAGTGAAGAGCCATCAGGAGCAATGTATTTTGTTAATTCTTGTGGCATACCCAGATGTTGGGAATGGACAGAATATTATAATGGTCATTGTTCTACTCTTATTGAAGTAACAAGAGGGGGATCGTTATTAGTATGGGAAACAGTACCTCAAGATGCAGATCCAAACTTGTTTTATGATGCTTCTGATTTATTAGAAATTGATGTAAATCGAAATCATCAATCTGAAAGAACTTTTTCTTTAGTACCAAGTCCTGGATATAGTTTAGATGATGGAGGTCAAGATCAAGATTTTGCTTTAGGTGTTCCTTTGATTACAGATTTAGATTTTATAAACTGTTTTACTTTTGGGAATGGTGTAGAAAGTTTTAGAATTCAAGATAGTCCTGTAGGTAAAAGTTTTAATTTAGGAGAAAGAGTTTTAGCCGTTTCTAATCAAGACTTTAAAGAGGCAGATCGGTTTGCTGGATTAACATATAGTGGCGTTTATAGTGATTCTAATAATTCTAATAATTTAAATGAATTTAACTTAGGATTAGTGAATTATAAAGACTTAGAAACTTCCTTTGGACCTATACAAATATTACATTCCAGAGAGACAGATATATTAGTTTTACAAGAAGACAGAATATCTTATGTATTAACAGGTAAAAATGTTATTACAGACTCTACAGGTGGTGGGGCAATTGCATCAGTAAAAGAAGTATTAGGTACACAGGTAGCGAGGATAGAAGAATTTGGTATTAGTTTTAATCCTGAAAGTTTTGCTGTTTGGGGAAGTGAAATATTTTTTACAGATGCTAAAAGAGGTACTGTACTTAATTTAAGAGGTTCAGATCGAACTAATGATCAATTACAACTTGTTTCTCGCTTTGGTATGAACTCATTTTTTAGAGATAGATTTACTGAAACTTTAACAAGTCAAAAATTAGGGGCTTATGATCCTTATATGAATGAGTATGTGTTAACTATCAACAATGAATCAGTACCAAGACCAAAACAAAAACTTCCTTGTAACACAACTATTAGTCAATTAGGAATTAGTACAACTCTTTTATATGATGTTGATTTAGGAACGGGTACAGGTGTCATTAATATACCTTATATTATAACTTCAGGAAGTATTATTATTAATGTTGTTTGGAATAATACTACTTTTACTTCAGGAACTTTAACTACTGCTTCAACTACACCTTTTAGTTTTTTGAAAAATACAGCAACTCCTAATATTGCTGCAGTAGAAATTACAGTAGTTAATGCACCAGCTACTTACGAAATTACATTAGAGTGTGCGCCTGAAATTCCTCTAACACTTATACAGGTAGTAGTTAACTCAGCTAATTATGCTACTGAAACTATACATACTAATTATAGATGGACAGACGGTTCATACATCAGTAATTTTACAGGATTTTCTCCTGCAGTATTAGTTGTACCACAGGCTTCTGAATATTCAGTAAGTACAGGAATAAGGGGACAGGGTAATTATCCTTCTACTGTTTCAGACATAACACTTAGAACTCAGAGAATACTTCCTGATAATTTTAATTTTGATCCATTAATTCATAAGCTTAAACTATTATCTTCTAATACTTTATATAATAATAGTCCTGGAGATATTGCTAATTTATTAGCAACAGCTACTGTAGTTAATGGTGGTACATATACTAATCCAAGTCCTGGAGTATTCCAAGGAACTGAGTTAGCATTTAATCAACCACTTGGTAATCAATACTTATATTTAGTTTGGGAATTTGTTCTTGAAAACAATTTATTTGTATGCTACTGTCCTAATAGTGCTGTTGAGGCATGTTGTGAATGTATTGTTCCATGTGAGCAAGCTTACTTTGGTCCTGTAACACAAAATGTATCACAAGTATGTACTACAGATAGTAATACTCCAGGTAATCTTGGTCTATTAGGATTTAATGGTACAGGATCTATACCTCAATTAGGGAACGTTGTTTTCGGAGGAGATGGTTGTGATGCTGGCAGTTATTTAGCAACTGGTTTTTATATTGTAACAGCGGGCCCTGGCCCTACAATTGGTCCTAAAAATTGGGTTCAAATAGGCGTTAATGGTGAAGTAATAAATACAGGAGTTTGTCCTTAATTAAATTAAATAAAATAAAAAATATATATAAATATGTCGTGTAATAATCAACTACAAGTATACTGGAGTGGAACTTCTTTCTTTTCAGCTACTGCATTTTTTAGTGATGCTGCTCTTTCAAGTCCATCCCCTGACGGATTTTATGCCTTTGGAGGTTTTGTTCGTGAAATATCAAATGGTATTTTATTAGCTGCGGTTCCTTGCGAATCATGTATAATACCTTGCGGTGATCCTTTTTACTTTAACGGTGGATCAACTGGTGAATATAACATTGTATTTGGTATGGGTGTTAATCCAGGTGCAGCTATTATTACTTTTAGTCCTGGCCTTAACAACAGTACTTATTTCCCTGTTCCAGATCAATGTACATGGACTTACGTTAGTCCATCAACTCCTTATGGTGAGATAAAAAGATCAGAATATTCTCAGCTAACAGGTGGTTATTTAAAAGGACTTATCGGAGGTTTTGATAGTCCAACTTATGCATCTGGAAATCCATGTTTATCTCTACAAAGTCCAGTTGGGCCTTTAATTAAAACAGGACTTGGGACTGTTAATTCACAATCACTTGGAACAATTTATGATTATAATTATGCTTCATCAATTTTTAATATATCCAATGTCAACCAACCATTAGGTAGTATAATTTCTCCGATTGGATGGACAGGAATAGTTAATAATACAGGAGATTATCAATCTACATTATTAAATTGGAATTGTATTGATAAGTCTACAAGTAACTGTAATTGTAGTACAAGCATTTCAACTTGTAGTACAGCATTAGGAGTTCCTGCAAGTCCTTATAATAACAATGTTGCTTTAGCTCCAAACTTAATGCCATTTTCTGCAGGAGGAAATACTCAATTTCAGGCGTGTGGTTTATCAGTTAAACCAGCAGTTATGGTAGTGCCATCTCCTCCAGGGATACCTCAAACAGATTTAAAGGTAAGTGTAGTTGGTCCTTGTACATCAACATGGTGGGGTATTGATGTTAAGTGTCCCGAATTATTAGCGCCTATACTTTCATCAACTCAATTTGGGGACTTGGAAGATGATCAAACTCCAGCTGGTCAATTAACTAAAACACCTCTTGCAGATGTTTGTGATTACGTAGTAGATACAACTTTCTATCATGTACCTGTAGATAACTGGGGTAATACTAATCCTAATTCTTATTATTATAATGGTGACTCTTTTTCAGCAGCTGGTGTTGTTCCATTAGGGCAACCAAATGGGGTTTTAGGATTATCAGACTGGATATATGAAGATCCTTATGGAGTAACGCCTGTTGCTGTTGGTGTTTATAAAATGCAATTTGATGCTTTGGATGGAGGAGGAGTTCAAAATTGGGCAGTGCAAGTTGGCCCAAGAGAGTATAAAGACGTATCTAATACAGGTACTCCTGGTCAATTTAATCCATTGCCACCTGAAGATTATGTAGGGCAAACTTGGTCTCCAGATTGGAATGCAGGAATTACAGCTTCTGATGTGCAATCAACAGGAGCAAGAGTACCTGGTATAGTTCGGTCAATTACACCATGTACTGCTATTCCTATTGCTCCTTGTGGAGGAAGTTTTAATGGAACTAACTTATCAAATGGGCAATACAATATAGATATGGATGCGGGCGCAGCAACAGGAGCTGTTATTATTCGTCTGAAATCATTTAACGTTCCTGATAAATGTACATGGACTTATGATGGTAATAGTGCAAGTGAATATTCTTCTCCAATTTTTGGTTATCTCCAAGGAGCAATAGGAAGTATAGCTGGTGGAGGAAGTCCATGCCCTTGCCCTCCAGGATTTGATTCCTGTTTAACTTCAGGTGTTGGGGGAGTTGATGGAACAATTACAAATGCGCTTGGTTCAAATGGTATAACGTATGATGGACTATCGCATATTTGGGATCCTAACATTCCTGCGTTTGTTGCAGGTGCATCAATTGTTATGGGGCCTTATACTGATCAAGCTTCGGGTGGTGTTACTTTAACTCAAAACGCACCAGGTTATGCTATGATGGTAGTACCAAAACCTAATGCAGCTCCATCTTTAGTACAAATACAGTTAGAAGGACCATGCAATAATACAGGATTTGAATGTGAAGCGTATTGTCCTGTTAAATTATCTGTTAAAAATAGAGGTGATGTTGGCGGGGCATGTAAAGTTTACACTACTAATTTTTACACAGCATCTCCTAACGTAAGCACTGGCTTAAGTCCATCAAATTTAGAAGTTCATGATTGGGTGTTTGAAGATGAAGATGGAGTAACTCCTTTACCTGCAGGTGTTTATGCTGCAAAATGGCCAGGAGGTCCAGATAAGGAAATGGTAGTTTCAGTTAATGGTGTTATTACTAATCTTGTTAATTGCTAATAAATAAATAATTATGCCAGTATACAAACCAAAAACATTAACATACGCTCCCGATGTAAAAGGGTGGCCATCTTTTTATTCTTATTTAGCAGACTACATGGTAGGTATGAATGGCTTTTTTTATACTTGGTCAGGAGGAGATTTATTTAGACACAATACAAATCCAATACGTAATAATTATTATGGAGTACAGTATAACTCTACTATAACATCTGTTTTTAATTCTGATCCAATGACTATTAAACTTTTTAAGACTATGTCTTTTGAGTCAGACGATACATGGGAATGCACTTCTTTGTTTTCTGATTTAAGTACAGGATCAATGCTATCTACTTTTTTTGTTCAAAAAGAAGGAGAATGGTTTACATTCTTAAGAGAGGATGATGCTACAACAAACTTTAAAGCAAGATCATCAGCTGGTATAGGAACTATACTTAGTGCAACAGGACCTATAAATGCTGTTGTTGTAACGTTTAATTTAGGTGATTTAGGAAGTGTCATTAGTATAGGTGATATAGCTTATCAAGTACTACCTTCTTTAGTGATTCCTACTCCTGCGAATCCAAACCCTCCAGCTGGCCCTCCTACTTTAATAGGACCTATAACCGCTATAAATAGATTTAGTGTAACAGATATTGTTACAGGAGCGATTACTTTACCTTCTATTACAATAAATTCTGGGGGTGTTATTCCTTTAGTTGGAAACTATTGTTTAGGGTTAAAAAATTCAGTTGCAGAGTCTCATGGTGCACGAGGATATTATTTACACTTTACGCTTGAAAATACAAATACTAATGCTGTTGAATTGTTTTCTGTAGGTAGCAGTGTAATGAAAAGCTTTCCATAGAATTTTACTATCTTTGCATAAATGAAATTAAATATACTACCACTAAAAAAAACAGACTATGAAAATATTCTATGTAAGTGGTGGGAAGAATGGAGATGGACACCTCCTTCAAAAGATTTTTTACCCGATGATGGTATGGGTGGTTTTATTGTTTATGATGGAGATACACCAATTTGTGCTGGGTTTATGTATTTAACTAATTCAAAAGCTGTATGGTGTGATTGGATAATATCTAATCTTCAATATAAAGACAGGCAAAAAAGAAAAGAAGCTTTAGAGTTATTAGTTCAAACTATTAGTGATATTGCAGAAGATTTAGGGAAAAAGTATGTTTACGCATTGATTAAAAATAAACCTCTAATTAATGTATATAAAAAAATAGGTTTTATTGAGGGGGCTTCTTATACTCATGAAATGATTAAAAAAATATAATATGGCAGCAGTAACAACAGCAGTAATAGGAATAACAATGGGAGCAGCTTCAGCAGTACAGGGTTTTTCAGCAGCAGCTAAAGCAAAAACTGCGGCAGATGAGGCAAATACAGCTGCAGCTAAAGCAATGGCAGAAGCTAAAAGAAAAGCAGAGAAAGATAACTTTGCTGGATTAGCAGTTCCTTTAGATGCGTATGAAGCAGAATTTGAAAACAATTTAGCAGTTCAACAACAAAATGTAGAGGCTTTACAAGAAGGAGATTCCAGAGGTTTAGCGGCAGGTGTTGGTAGGGTAGGTGCTCAAGGAAATTTAGCGGCTGAAGGAACTCGTATTAAAATGGGCCAAGAACTTTCAGATTTAAATATGATGAAAGCTGAATCTAAGGAAGCTATAAATCAACAGCTTATAGAGATGGATGTGGCTGGAGCAAAAGAACAAAACCAAAGGATGAGAGACGCACAAGCTGCAAGAGCTCAAGGTATTTCTCAAGGAATACAAGGTGTTGGAGGGGCACTTTCATCAGCAGCAGCCTTAGCTCCATTGTATGGACAAAGCACAGCTGATAGAAGGGGTAATAAATTAGCATCACAGTTTGGTGATTCTAAATCAAAAGGAAGTTTAACGGACTCACAATTTGGGGCAAATATAGGAGCAATGGATTTAAGCAAAAAACAATTTAGGGATTTGAAAGCAGGAGGTGCTGATAATTTTAATAAGTTTCTTTTTGAAAATAAATTTAAAGGTCAAGGAGTGTCTCCTGATGATTATTATCAAATGGGGATTTCTGACTGGTCACAACAAGATTAATAAATAAACTATGGCATTACCACCTAAAAAAAATATAGACTTTGATGTTTATGAAAGACAAGATCCTACATCTACAGTAGATTGGGCGGGAGCTGCTGCAGATATTACGAAGACATTTGCAACTATTCGTGATACAAGACAAGCAAGAAAAGATGATTTAGAAAAAAACATTACAGAACAGGAGACTGCCCTTAATGATATTGGTGAATATGATTCACCCACCCTACGACAAGTTGCTTTAGACTCGTCTCAACAGAGTGCTGATGAGCTTGCAAGAAAAGCAGATTTAATGAGAAGAGGTTTGTTAAGACCTAATGATATGATGAAATTTAAATCTAATCAAAGTTCTGGATGGACTCAGTTTAAAAATAATGCAGAAAATTGGAATTCAAAGTATGTAGAATATACAGAAAGAATGAATGCAGTACCCCCTGTTAGTGCTAAATTAGAACAACAATTAGCTCAATCTTTAGAAGGATTTGGTAATTTAAAAAATTTAAAGTTTCTTACTGATGATGATGGTAATATGTCTTACACAAGAATAGATGATAAGGGTGAAATTATTCCAGGAGAGTCTATGAGTGCTAATGAAATGACAAATCTTTTAAATCAAAAAATTGATAACTTTGATTCTGTAGGTACAGCAAAAAATCTGGCAGATAAAATTGGTATAATAATTAAAGAAAAGTTAAATAAAGATGGTATAGTAACATCTGTTAACTCAGTAGAAAGATCAAGGGCAGAGTCTACGTATTTAGGTAGTGATGAAATGCAAGAAACATTAGATCTTTACGCTAAAGAGCTTACTGCCGTTCCTCAAAATTTAGCAGTAATGTTAACGCAAAACGTTAATGTACCTGGAGGTGCAGAGGTATATCAAGGAGATTTTGGAGGAAAATTACATGATGCTTGGGCAGCAGATCCAGCAAACTCTGATAAACCCGCAGGTGAGAACCCTTATATAGCAATGAGATTTGACGGTAATAATTACCTTCCAGATGTTACTCCAGAACAAAAAGCAGTAGCTGATGAGTATGCTCGAGGTTTAGTAAGATCATCTCTTAATATTAAAGAGACTGTTAAAGATGTAAAGAAAATTCAAAAAACTCCCGCGCCTCAACAAAGTGCATCAAGTATTGCTAAGGGAGAAAAAGATGATGCTAAGTCAAGTAAGTTGGGAGACTATATTACTATGCTTACAGATGAAGATCCAGTTAAAAGAGAAGCTATAGAGAAAACATTAAGAACAACTCGTAATGATGCTATATCTGCATTCAACGCTAAGGTTTCTAATGATGAAGATAAATTACCTTTAATTTCTGATATTACTAAAGGCACAACATCAGTAGCAACTCAAGAGGATGTAGATGAAGGTCTTGCTGAAAAGATAGGAGATGAAGTTATTAAAAATAGAGAAATTATATTAAGTAATGGGAGAAAGATTCCTATTCAAGGATCATTTACTGAGCAAACTCGAATATTAGAAGCTGTATATGATCCTGATAATCAATTAACAACTGATGATATTGAAAAGTTAGCGAAAGGAAGAGGCTTTGATTTAGATACAGAAATTACAAGTACAGGAGATGGAGGTAAAACTTCTAAGGCTGCTTATACTACTCCTAATTACAAAACAGATCTTCAGATTAAAGGTAAGGATTCTGCAATGTCCGCTAAGGATTATTTAGATGCAGAATATGGATATGGATCAGGAGCAGAATTTAATACTTCTGCAGATACTACTAAAGGTATTGGAGAGGGAATGATAAACTTAATTAATGCTTCTCTTGATCCAGCAATGTTGGCAGAATTTAATAAAACTCCAGGTATGGAATTGAGTATGACGTTTGATAAAACTGTAGGTAACAATTCAGTAACATTTAATTTTGGTGGTGAATCTTATACAATAGGTGGGGAAAATGGAGACTTATTTAAAGACGGTTTATATTCGGGTAACGGTTATGAGGTATGGCAAGCGTTACAGGATAACTTACTTAATCCAGCTATCAATAAGTTAAATAAAGAAAGAACAGGTGGTGGTGGTGGTGGAGGCGAATTAGATTAAATAAATAAATATGGATAATTTAGAAAAACTATATAACGTTTTAAAAAGGGATGGGTATATTACTAAGTCTTTTGATGAATTTGTTGATCAAGCAACTCAGGATGCTGACTATCAGGATAAAATATTTAATGTAGTAAGTCGTGAAAATTTGTTTACTGGAGGTCCAGATGAGTTTTCAGAAAAATATTTTTCAGAACTTGCTACATCTCCTGTTGAAGGGGTAAAAAAAAAAGACGATTCTCAATTTACTTCTCCAGAGGAAGTTACGGAATCAAGTACAGTTGTGGTGGAACAACCTGGATCATCGGGGCCTTCTCCTCAGATAAATCCTAATCAAACTGAAGAGGTTGTTGATGAAAGAGTAACTGAAGAAATTCAAGATCCTGAAACCTTACAGGAAGTACAGCAAATTCAAGAGGTTCCTAATAGAACAGGAGCAGATGATGTTTATCTTGAAGACGCTATAGATACTCGAGATTATAGTAGTACTGGTGAAGAGAATACAGACTTAGAAGACTTCTTTGGTAAAAACTTTCTTACTGATTTTCTGGGTGATATGTATAGAGCAGGTGCTCAAGGGCAAGCTCAAGGTGGATCAATAGATGAATCATTAGAATTATTTGCTAAAGGTAAAGATGTAACAGACGAAGATATCCAAGACTTTATTATTGCTCAAGAAAAAATGGCTAACGCAGGACAGTCAGATGAGATGCGTGATTTTAATAAGATATACCAATCAGATGGTGGAGGATGGTGGGGTTTTCTTAAAGGAGTTGCGTCTAATCCCAGTATTATACCTCAGTTATTTGTGTCATCTGTAAGTGCTATGGTTAACCCTACAGTTATTGCGGCAGCAGGTGTTGGTGCTGGTACAGGTGCGGCTATTGGATCTACTGGATTTAGTGCTGGACCATTAGGAGTTTTTACTACAGCAGGTGGTGCTATAGCAGGAGCTATGGGTGCAGCTGGAGGTACATTAGAGACAGGTTTAACATTTGCAGAATTACTTTTAGAACAGCTTGATGGTAAGCCAATGACAAAAAAGAATGTTAGAGAGATATTAGAGAGTGATGAAAAAATGCAGGGTATTAGATTTAAGTCTGCTGGTAGAGGCTTTGCTATTGGTATGGTGGATGCTATATCTGCAGGAATTGCATCTAAAGTTACTGCTAAAGTTGCAGGGTTAACAGGAAAAAAATTAGTAGCAGCTACAGCTGGTGGTGCTGTTGAGGCTGTAGGTGGTTCTACTGGTGAGGTAGCTGGTAGATTAGTAGCAGGTCAAGAAATGGATATTGCTGAGATAGGATTTGAAGGAATAGCGGGAACCGCAACAGCTCCTATTACAGTAGGTTATGGTTTATATAAGGCTCCTAAATATTACATTAACAAACAAAATGGAGGGGAAGTAGCAAGAGTAAGTGGACCAGAAATGGCTAAATTTATTAGAGAAGCAACTCCAGAAGAGTTAGCAGGGGCAACATTAGATATAGAAAATGATTCTGAATTAAAAGAGATTGCTAAACAACGTAGAAAAGATATTGAGCAAGATGCTGGAATAATTCAACAATTACAAGCGGCAGGAATTACAGATGTGCCAACTATTAATAAATTAGTAGAGCTGGAAAAACAAAAAGAATTATTATCAGGTAACACTACAAGAGCAGGTAAGATTAAATTAAAAGAGATTGATGCTAAGATAGATGATGTTATGAATGGTATTGATGTTGATATAACTCAAACTACTGATGCAGAGGGCAATACAACTACTGAGACAATAGTTGTAACTAAAGATTATGCAATTGAAAAACTAAAAGAAGATGGGGTAGAGAATCCTACCGAACAAGATGTTGCTGAAAAAAGAGCTGAACTTATAGAGGAAGGTCAGCAAAGTATTAATGAATTAAAAACAGAAGACAATGCCATTCAAGAGTCAAGCCCAGAGAGCGTGGATGTACAAGAACAAACCATCAATAGCGAAGAAGTGGGAGATGGAGACACCCAAGGGGATCCTACCACAGAAGGTCAAGACAGTGAAACAGATATTGAAACGGAATCGGAAGAGGAAGTAGCACCTGAAACACCTGAAGAATCTAAAGAGGCATCAAGAGATTTAAGTGATCTGCTTAATGCTTTAAACGATGGTCAAAATAAATCACGTTCTGATGTTGATGAAACCATAGAAGAAGAAACTCCTGAAGCACAGGTAGAATTACCTACAGATGAAACTGTTGTAGAGGCGGTGACTCCTGATGCTAATGGTAATTTAAATATTATAGAAAGTGAAGGGGGAACTCAAGTTAATCTTCCAGGTCAACAAGTAGATAACATAGTAAGTGTAACGGAAAAAACAAAGGAGAAGAATGATAATCATTACTCTTCTGATATATTTACAGAAGAAAATCCTAACACAACAGTTGAGCAGCATGAAAATAAAATAATTTCTTTAGCTAAAAAAGCAAGCAAAGCTATAGCTAAATTACTTCCTGATACTAAAATAGTAATTCATAGATCAGAAGAGGCTTATAATAAATTTGTTACTGGTAAAGGAACCAGGGGTACATTTGATCCCAATACAAATACTATTCATATTAATATGCCTAAAGCTAATGCTAAGACAATAGCTCATGAGATATTTCATGCATTAATATATGATAAGTATGGAAGTGAATTAAAAATAGCAGAGGTAACTAAACGAATGGTTGACTCTGTTAAAAGAAAAATAACAGATAAAAAATTAAAAAAAGAATTACAAGAGTTCAGTGATAAGTATACTGATTTTAAAAACGAAGAATACCTATCTGAGTTAGTGGGTATATTGGCAGATAACTACCCTTCATTATCCGCTCCAGAAAAAAGTATAGTTCGTAGATGGTTAGAGAAAATAGGTAAGGCATTAGGTATAAGTCCAGAAATAGATACTGATACAGATGTATTAAATTTATTGAATACTATTGGTAAAAATGTAAAGAAAGGAAAGGAAATATCTAAGGCAGATCTTAATGCTCTTAATGAAGTAGATAGGTTAAATACAGAAGATAAAATACAACAGGCGCAAGATAAAGAATTAGCACTTAAAGAAAGGCAGAAATTTGAACAAGAAGTTTCTGAATTACCTTCAGGTATTAATGCGTGGCTAAATGAAAATTTAGGCAAAGTTCATGTAAAGGATTTTGATAAATACGCAGATCCTAAATTAAGAAAAGATGCAGGTATAAGTTTAAATAGATTACTAAGGAAAACTGGACCAAGAGATATAGATGTTATATCTGATCCAGATGGAGATGGAATAGATTTTATAGAGCCTCAAGTTATTATAGATTACTTACTTGATATATCTTCTACTCCAGGGAAATACACTAAAAAAAATATAGCTCGAGCAAGAGAGATGGGGATGACACGTGATCAAAAGATGCAACAAACAGATACGACTCCAAATAAGTTAGCTAATTTTTATAAGATGAATAAGAAAGGGTTTATAAAGCCTGAAAATGTATATGATTCTAATTCTTTAAAGCAATGGGCTTCACGTGTAGGATTAAAGGTAGATGATTCACGTGGAGATAAAGGAGAAATCACAAGCTACTACTTAAGAGATAGTAATGATAAAATATTTAAACCATCAAAACAAAGGCAGCAAATTGTATTTACTAAATCAGAAACTCCTTTATCTATTGTTAATAAAGCAAGAGATTTAGGTTTTAATAATCCTGAGATAAAAGATGTTTTAAAAGAAAATACAGATATGAAAGTATCTGAGATTACTTCTTTGCTGAAAGTTCCTTTTAAAGAATTAAAAAATCTTCCTGAAAGTTTTGTAAATATAAAAGGAGGAGTTAAAAAGGGGTTATCTACATTTAAAAAGATAAATGAATTTATTACAGATTTAAATAAGAAGAATCAAAAACTTGAAAACCCTTTAACTCAAGAGCAATTATCAACTAAAGCAATAGAGAAATTACAAACTACTGAAGCATATAAGAGTGCAGCTGATTTTATTAAAGTAAAAGGAGAAACTAAAGCAAAATCAACACCATCTACTCAACAACTACAGATGGAAGTAGCAATAAGAGAATCCTTTGATGTTAAGCCAACTAAAGATGCCGCTAAAACTTTAAGAAATCTTAAGACTAAAATTAAAGATAGGCTTAAAGGAATGAGAGATATCCAGAAAATAAAGAAAGAGTTACGAAACTTTATTAGACAGTCATTACCTAATGATCAGTATACTAAAACTAATGTATTGAAGATGGTTAGGCTTGTAACTAACTTAACATCAAAAGAATTAACAGGACCACAGCTTAAGACTACTATGCTGAAGATTCAAAACTTTGTAACTGGAAGAAATATTGATAATCTTAAAGCAAAGAAAGATCTTTTACTTGATGTTTCTAAGTATGAGAAAAAAGAAAGTGGTTTATTAAAAGGTAAGATAGTTAGTGCTGATGTTAAAAGTAGAATAAAAAAGATAGCCGAAAGTCAGCCTGGACCAAGTGTTAAAGCAAAAGAAATCCAATCCAGAATGGCAGCATGGACTAAAGAAATTAATGATATCTCAGAACAAACTGTACAGACTGATGGTGATCTAAGTAGGATGGCTGACTTAGAAATAATGATAAACCTTAGTAACTCTAAATTAATGGATGGTTCTGATATACCATCTATACATCAAGTCTCTGTTTTAGATAAAGCAACTAATGCTTTACAATCTTTAATACAAGAAGGAAGAAGTGATCTAAGACAAGAGCTTGCTGAGAATCGTAAAGTAGCTCTTCAAGAAATGCAAGATATATATAACGATATGACAGGTGAGAATGTTAATTTAGTGCCTAAGAAATTCACTGTTAAAGATGCTAAGAAATCTTTAAAGACAGATGGTATTACTGATCCTACAGACATACAGATTGCGGATAAAATTACTGAACTACAAGATCAAAACGCAACAGAGATTCAATCTATTGTAGATAAAGTACAGGAAGATTTTGATATAAATGATAATCGTATTGATGATCAAGTAAATGATAATATATTAAAGAAAGGATGGAGAGCTATTACTGGAGGTATAACTAAATTTTTAGACAGAGCTGAATCTTTACAAGGGTTAATGGATATTATATCTAA